CGGTCACAGCTTGAAAGACGGCTTAAAAATATCCGGACGGAGATGGAAACGCCCATAGGCGGCTACGGTTATTCTCCGGTAAATTACGGAGGCACAAACAAGGTCGGATCCGGTGCCGCTTCCTTCGTTTACCGCATGAGCGAGATCGAAACCCGGATAGAGGACCAAAAAAGCCGGGTAGAAAAAGCACTTTTAAAGGTCATGGACATTATGGACTTTTTGGAGGAAAACAGCACGGAGCGAATGGTGTTGGAGCTTCGCTTCATTGATTGCAAGAGCTGGGCGGCCATTGAAAAGGAGATGCACTTAAGCCGAAGCTCGCTTTTTTCCTACCAGGATAAAGGGCTTGAAAAGCTATTGACCTATAAGAAAGTACGCCAGATTTTGAGGGAGTATAAAAAGGCGGCTTGAAATATAGCCCCTATGATACCCCCATATAATACCCCCGTATTTTCACCCCATTTTTTACAAGGCGATTTTTCCGGGGGTATTTCTACGCCCCTTTATTTATTGGATATTCAGCAAAAGCCTACATAGAAGCATAGCCCCATATAGCCCACAAGCCCAGCATTTACAAGGCTTCGGCGGTTCTTTAAAGTTCGGACTCTTTTGGACGATTAAGTGTGCTAATATAGTAGCATGGACACGGAATAAATAAGCACACCCCCATATATTAAGCCTATAACAAGCCCTATTATTTAAGCTATACCCCATATATAGCAGGGCATAATATAGGCTTATTATATTGCACACATATAGACACAGCACAGCACCACACCACACAGCAGGCACAAGAGGGCAAGCACCACAGCCCAGGGCATAGGCTACATAGTACCATAGCACAGCATAGGCACGAGGCAGGCACAGCACAGGCAAACGTTAAGGCAGAGAGGGCAAGGCATACAGTGCCACACTGAAGCAACGTAAGCAAAGAGAGAGGGCGGCAGGGGAAGCCCCTGGGTGAGCTGTTCGGCAAGCCTACCCACGCAGAAAGCAAAAGGTACTTACCAAGCCATATCAGGGCTGCGGGGCGCGGAAGGCGCGGTATTTTTGGCGCAGAAATCGAAAAAAAATTTTGCTTTTCGTTACGCAAGGGCAGAAATCGAAGGAGGAAACCGACTATGGAGCTGGTAAAACGACAGCTAAAAGACCTTAAACCAGCAGAATATAATCCGCGGAAAGCAATAAAACCGGGCGACCCGGAGTACCAGCGCATAGCCGCCAGTATAGAAGAATTTGGCTACGTTGACCCGATCATCATAAACGCAGACAATACGATCATAGGCGGCCACCAGCGGCGCACGGTTATGCTTGATTTGGGTTACACCGAGGCGGACTGTATTCTGGTTGAGATGGACAAGACCAGGGAAAAGGCTCTTAATATTGCCTTGAATAAGATAACCGGAGAATGGGACGAGGCAGCCTTAAAAGATTTATTGATTGATTTGGATAAGGCGGACTATAACGTGAGCCTTACGGGCTTCGGCGGCGACGAGATTGAAAAGCTCTTTGCAGGCGTTGAGCTTACCCAGGAGGCAAACGACGACGGTTACGACCCAGACGAAAAGCTGAAGGAGCTTAAGGAGGTTCGGACACGCCCCGGCGATATTTGGCAGATGGGGAACCACCGCCTCATGTGCGGGGACGCTACGGACCTTTCAGACGTTGAGCGGCTTATGGAGGGCGCAGCGGCGGACCTTATTATCACGGATCCGCCGTATAACGTAGATTACGAAACAAAAGACAAGAGCCTGGAGCGTTCCTATAAGCGGAACCGCACCCGGACAAATAACGAGATCCAGAACGACCGGATGAGCAACGACGCCTTTTACAGTTTCCTGTATAAGGCGTTTTGTAATTTCAACGAAGCCGCCCGCCCCGGCTGTTCGGTTTACATCTTCCACGCCGACAGCGAGGGTATAAACTTCCGAACCGCCATGAAGGAGGCGGGCTTTTACCAGGCGCAGACGTTGATCTGGGAAAAGAACCAGTTCGTCATAGGGCGGCAGGACTACCACTGGAGGCATGAGCCTATTCTTTACGGCTGGAAAGAGGGTGGCGGTCATTACTTCGGCGGAGGGCGCGGGCAAGATACTGTTTTCATTGAGGATGATATAGACTTTTCAGCTATGAAGAAAGCGGAGCTTGTCGCCTACATTGAGGGGATCCGGGAACGCCTGCAGGAGAACACAACGGTCATATACGAAAAGAAGCCGGCCCGGAGCGATATGCACCCGACCATGAGGCCCGTGGCGCTTTTCGGGCGGCTGATTACCAACAGCAGCAAGTACGGGGACACGGTCGCTGACTTCTTCGGAGGGAGCGGCACGACGCTGATCGCTTGCGAACAGCTTAACCGCAGCGCCTACCTTATGGAGCTTAACGAAAAGTACTGCGACATCATTATAGACCGTTGGGAGGAATACACCGGCCAGAAAGCCGTAAGAGTAAGGGAGGGCGGAGCATAATGGCAGAGGAAAAGGCAAGCGGCGGGCAGTTCGTAAAGGTTGAGATCGTAGCCCAGATTTTCGGAGTTTCCGTCCGCAGGGTGCAGCAGCTTACCCAGGAGGGCATCATAAAGACAGACGAAGTCCCAGGGGAGGGCAGGCGTTACGAGCTTGTGCCGACCATAAAAACATATATTCAATACCTTTCCGACAAGGCATACGGCAAAGGCAAGTCCGAAAAGGAAACGGAGTTGAGGCAGCAGAAGCTGGAGGCAGAAATCGCCTTGAAGGAGAGCCAGGGCGAGATGCACCGCATGAGGGCGGAGATCGCCGCCGGGAAGTATATAGACGTTGAGGAAGTAGCCCTGGACTATCAAAAGTTTTTCGTTACTTTTAAGAGGTTCGCCCTGGGCATACCGTCCCGGCTTGTAAGCATGATCAGCGACAGCCTGGAGCCGTTGGAAGCCCGGCGCGTTGAGAAGGAGATGAGCGCCGAAGTAAAGCGTATGCTTCGGGCTTTTGTTGTTTCCGGGTATACGCCGGAACCGGGGGAAGAAAAGCCAGGGAAAAAGCGTGCAAAAACCTAAACAGCTACGCATAAGGAAGCACGAGTGCAAGCCATACCAGAAAGCCGCGCTTGAATACTTGAACCCCCCGGAAGATATGAAAGTATCCGAGTGGGCGGAGCGATACCGGATGCTTGACAGTAAGACCAGCGCGGAACCGGGACCATGGAACAACAGCCGGACCCCGTACCTGGTAGAGATTATGGACGAGCTTCTAAACTACACCACGGAGGAAATCATCTTTTGCAAGTGTACGCAGGTAGGCGGGACGGAAGTAGAGCTTAATATGTTAGGCTACGCCGCCCAGCAGGATCCGGCGCCGATTGAAGTCGTATACCCGACGGAAACCCTGGCGAACAGCATATCGGAAAAAAGAATAAAGCCCATGATTGAGAACACGCCGACGCTTTACCAGAAGTACGACAAGAACAGCGGCAACCTTGAGCTTGATTTTGATGATATGTTTATAAAGCTCGTTTGGAGTAACAGCCCTTCCGGGCTTGCTTCCTTCGCCATGAAATACCTTTTTCTTGACGAGGTAGACAAGTACCCAGGAGCCAGCAAGAAAGAGGCGGATCCGATCAGCCTGGCGAAGGAGCGTACAAAGACTTTCCGCAACAGCAAGGTCTATATAACCAGCACCCCGACCATAAGGACGAACCACATCTGGAAAGCCAAGGAAGGGGCGGACGCGGAAAAACATTACTTCATACCTTGCCCGCATTGTGGGGAGTTTATAGAGCTTCGCTTTGACAACCTTAAGTGGCCCGGCAAAGATAAGGACCTTGTGGACGCTTACGGCGAGGATGCCATAAAGGAGAAGCTGGGGACGTTTGAGCCGATAGACGACTCGGAGGGCTTAAGCGACGCCGACCGGGCGGAGTTTGCTTTTTACGTTTGCCAGGAGTGCGGGTGCGTTATCACCGACGCCCAGAAACAGCAGGCAGTAAAGAAGGGACACTGGGAGATCGTAAGGCAGACGACCCGCTTTGTAAAGAAGGTTTGCTTCTGGATTAATACGCTTTACAGCCCCTTCGTCCGGTTTTCCGAAATTGCGAAGGAATTTATGGACAGCAAGGCGGACCCTGAGAAGCTACAGAACTTCGTAAATTCCTGGCTTGCGGAGCCGTGGGAAGATACCAAGCTAAAGACCAGTAAGGACCTTGTTATGGAGAGGCAGACGGAGCTTGCAGAGTTTACCGTGCCGGATTGGGCGAAGCTGCTTACCGCAGGCGTAGACGTACAGGAAAACAGCGTTTACTGGACCATAAGGGCATGGGGCGACTTCTTGACAAGCCAGAACGTAGCGCACGGGCAGGCTTACAGCTTTTCAGAGATTGAGCAGATCATGAACCTTGAATATAGGACGGAGTCCGGAGCCGTTGCAATAGTAAACCTATGCCTCATAGACTCCGGCTACGAGGCGGACGCGGTATACGACTTCTGCGCCACCAACGCAGAATGGGCGAAGCCGGCCAAAGGTTCCAGCAACCCCATGCAGAGCCATTTTAAATTAAGTACCGTCAATAAGGACGCTTCCAAGGCTTACGGAATGGACCTTGTTATCGTTGACGGAGGCAAGTATAAAGACATGATCGCCAGCAGGATGCACCGGAAGAACGGCAACGGAAGCTGGATGGTATACAAGGGCTGCGACGAGGAATACGCCGAGCAGGTAACGGCGGAACATAAAATCCTCGTTAAGAACGGGAACAGCAAGCCGCGGCTTGAATGGGTGCCGAAGCACAGCCACGCAGACAACCATTATTTAGATGCGGAGGTCTACGCCATGGCGGCAGCCGATACCCTGGGCGTCCGTATGCTTCACTTGCAGAACATACAGGAGGAACCCCAGGAGCCGAAGAAAGAGCAGTACACGCCGGAAGAAGAATGGATAAACCAGAACGAAAGCTGGCTATAACAGGAAGGAGGGAACCGGGTGGAAGAACAGTTATCACCGCAGGAAATGCTTACCGAAGTAAATAACGCCATTTACGCGATATGCGTAGGCGGGCAAAGTTACAAGATAGGCTCCCGGCAGCTTAACCGGGCAGACCTTAACACCCTATACAAGATTAAGAACGACCTTATGGCACAGGTCGCCGGAACTACGCCGGGGCTTCTGGACGATTGCTACGTCGCAGAATTTGACCGGAGATAGGAGGGAAAGACGTGGGAAACGTATTAGACAATATAATCGGCTTTATTTCCCCGGCAGCCGGAGCCAGGAGGGAAGCCTGGCGGCAGTACCTGGACGAACAACGCCACTATGACGCCGGAGGCTACGACAGGCTTAACGCCGGGTGGGTGGCGT